AAAACTTTTTTAATGTATATATATTGTTTTTAAGAAACCAAAAATAAAAAAATCACATTTTTTGCTAATATTATTAACAAAAAATGCGATTTTCAAAAGATTGAAGAAAGTTTATGGACAAACAGAGTATGCGTATATACTCATTTCACCTGTAACAGGGCCATCGTATTCGTATGCTACATATACGTCGTTTGTTACGAGTTCAGTAGTTCCGGGTACGGTTTGGTCGTCGATATTTCTAATACCTGTTATTTTAAAGCCGGGATATGTAAGATAATCGGTATTATCTTCATGTCCAAGGTATCCTACGCTCCAAGGTCCAGCGGTAAATTCTGGTACAACACTTTTAAACACACCAGCAATTAATTTAGATCTTTTCATAATTTTATTTTATTTTTTAGTTATTAACTTGTTTTATATATTAAAATCAAAAAATGATTTTTTGTAATTTCTTTCTAAAAATTAAATTAGTTTCGTTTTTTTATATATATTAAAATAAATTTATAATTTTTAATGATATACTTAAAAACATATGAAATATTTAAATGGGTTGAAAATAAAACTTTAAAAAAAGGTGATGTTATTTCTTTTTTTAATTTGAACTGGGGTGATAATAACATTCATATCGGAGAAATTATAAAAATTAAACATATACCTGCTTCCAGGCTGGTGCCTGAATATATAGAATATTATGTTATAGATGAAAAAGATAGAGAACATAAAATTGTTAAAGCTGAAATTGAAAGAAAATTAACACCTGAGCAAGCAGAAGAATTTAAAATACTAAAAATATCAAATAAATACAATTTATAATAAAAAAACGAAAATGAGATATTTAAAAACATACGAGCAGAAAAAAGGAATAACATTTAAAGAATGGTTAAAAAAGAATATCCTTGAATTTGGAACGCAAAAAAATATAATATGTAATGAGATATTTGATGAAATCAAAATTTTTTACTGAAAGTAAAAAATATTTAAAAACATATGAATCAGTATGTAGTTTACCGAAAATAGGTCAATATGCAATAATTGATTATGAGGATACTAAAAAATTTGGAAAAATAGTATTTATTTCAGATCATACTTATATTATAAGTACTAATATTAATGATCAATCTAATACTTTTGATAACACTTTTATTGTTGATATTAATAAAATATTATATTGGTCTGATAATAAAGATGATATAGAAATATATATTGATAAAGATAAATATAATTTATAAAAATAACGCATTTAAATTAAAAATTTATGATAACAAAATTTAAAATATTTGAGCAAAATTATTCCGATGAAGTTTATGGAATGCTTTTAAGTTATAATTATCTTAAACGGGTTAAAAAATATTTCGATCAAGAAACTGAACCTATTGCGAATATTGATCTAATTCTTAACTTTTTAAAAAATCATAAAATTCGTTATGAAACATATGCGTTTAAAGATGGTGACGCTTTTTTAATTGCTTTATTAAATTCTGAAGATTTACCTAAAAATTATAATGGAAAATATATGGTACCTGATAATATAGATATGCATTCATATCTTATAAATCCTAAATATTTTTTTAAAGTATATATTGATAATATAGAAGACTTGAATTCAGTTGTAACGTCAATAAAATATAATTTATGAAATATATACAAATATGATTATTAAATTTAAAATATATGAACAAAGTTCATATTCTCTTAAAAGAGTATTTGAAAATAATAAAAATCCAGAAATTGGAGATTGGGCTATTTTTAATATTGATATTGATGATATGGAGTATATTGAATGTAAAGAATTTATATTAAATAATATTGGTCAAATAATAAAAAGAGGTGGTAAAGATGATCTTCCACAATTTCCTGATGTTAAACAATATAATTTTGATTTTACTGTAAAGTTTAATAATGTCCCGAATAATTATCCTTTTGGTGAATATTTTAACAAGAATGGTGAAATTGGTGTTTATTTAGATGAATTATTATTTTATTCAAGTAATAAAGAAGAAGTCGAAGCATATTTAAATTCATTAAAATATAATTTATAAAATGAAACATATAAAATATTTTGAAAATTTTAATGTATCGAATATTAAAAAATATTCAGTATGGAAATCGTCTGTAACAAACGAAATATTAAAAATTTGTGAAATTACAGATAACTATAAACCATATGGAATTATTTTTAAATTAATTAATTATTATAACACTAATTTAAAACAAGTTGTAAAATACCATGATAATAAACAACAAATATTTACTAACGAAGATATTGAAAAATTAGTTCTTTATACATCAGATAATTTAGAAGAATGCTTAGATGTAAATTTATTAGATTCTTTATATATATCAAATAAATATAATTTATGATAAAAAATTTTAAAATATATGAAGAAAGTTCACATTCTCTTAAAAGAGTATACGAAAATGTAAATAAAAAACAAACATTTATAATACCATTAGAAATGCCTTGTTTTAAAATTTGCTTAGAAAAACTTGGTATGTCAAAAAAGGAAATTGAGCATTGGATGAATAATTATAAAAATAAAGTGTTTACAGATTATGGTCAATATCCACTTAGAAAAACCATAACAATTTCAAGAGAAAAATATATTTCTAGAATTGATTATTCGTATACTTGGTATTGGTATCCTGGCGGTCAAAATAATGAATATGAAGAATTTATGGGTAAATTGGATTGTACTCCAGAAGAAATAGAAGAATATTTAGATAATATTGAACGTGAAGAAAATATAAAAAAATATAACCTATGAAATATTTAATATCATACAAAAATTTATTAGAAAAATATACACACACCGATCAAGATAAAATTGATGATATGATATATATCAATGAGTTTGTCAAAAAATTTGAAGAAAAATTCGAATATAGATTAAATCTTGAATATGACTCTGAAGCAAAATTTCGTGATTATTTAGGTTTTGGTGCAGGTAAGTATTATCATGGTGAAGTTGAAATATTAAATAAATATATGATACAATATTTTATCAATATATTCACAGATATAAATCCAAATGGTATAGAAAATGAAAACAATATAGGTAGAACTTTTAATATTGATTTTGATATTAGAACACGTATAAGAAAAAATACAAGAAATGCTAGAATAAATAATAATATAATAGATTTTTACGGTTATTCAAGAAACATGGAAGAGTTAATCGATAGATTTGATGAATATTTATTAAAATTAGATATAAAACATTTAACTGAAGAAGAAAAGAAGGAAAAGGAAATTGAAAGGAAAATGAAAAAATATAACTTATAATTAGAAAAATATAACTTATGAAATATATTAAAAAATTTGAATATGTAAGTGACGAACCAAAAATTAGTGATTATGTAAAAATAGATGGTGATTATTTTATTGATGAAATGTCAGATTTTTTTAAAATTCACATTGGTAAAATAATAAATATAATTGATAGTGAATTTGCATATAATGTTGAATTTGAAGATATAATACCAGATTATATTGACGGGAATGCCCTACCGTGTTCTAAATCTAATGAAATGAGATTTACCAGAGATGAAATTATAGAATTTTCATCGGATAAAGAAACATTAGAAGCAATATTAATAGGAAAAAAATATAACTTATGATTATAAAATTTAAAATATTTGAGCAAATTAAAACTAGAAATATCGGAGAAACACCACAAATTGGAGATTATGCAATAATTGACCACGAATGGTTTAATTTTCTTCATACAGGTAAAGAACCTAATATTGTTAAGATAGTTAATATTACACCTTATAATTGTTCTATAATTTTTGAAAATGGAATAATGAAAAATTATGGAATTCTAAAAATTAAGTATTGGTCAAGATATAAAGATGATTTGGAAGATTTAATAATGTCAAAAAAATATAACTTATAATGAAAATAGGAAAATTTAATGAATCTGCAACTGAACAACAAAAGGAATTAAATGATTTTGTAAAGTTTTTTATTGATAAGTATGATATTAATATAAATGTTAATAATTATAATTGTTATCTTAGCAATCATAAAATAATAATGGGGTTTTACTTTAATATTATTGATCAAACTGATATAGAAACATTGCAAGAAATAAATAATTATATAAAAAAATTTGATAAAAACGTTAAATGGTTCATTTCTATTAATCATGAAATGATCTATTGTTATTATAATATAAGTTTAATAGCATATAAAGATATTTATGATGATATGGAATTGTTTCAGTTCCTGGTGACAAAATGTATGAAAATTCATTCATTAAGCTTATAATATACTTTAGCGAATGATATCTCATACATGTAATATAACAAATTATAACATATGATAACAAATTTTAAAATATTTGAGCAAAGTTCATCCTCTCTTAAAAGAATATATAAGTCAGATTTATATTTATTTTCTAATTTAAATGTTGGAGATTATGTTATTGCAAAAGAAACATCAGCAAAAGATGAAGATTTGAACGAATTTTTATCAACACATGTTGGTATATTAGGTATATTAGAAAATGAAAGTAGACTAGCTAAAATATATAAAGTTCGGCTGCTTGGTCGTAATAATTTAATGACTTTTTGTTATTAAGGTATTCCGTTTTTCTTTGGTTTAGAAAGTAATTATAAGTCCATCTAACAGAACCAAAATGCTTGTTTAGTAATGTTTGTTGTTCTTGATTAGGATCAAGTCTAAATTTATATGTATATTTAATTACTTTCACTTATGATAATTATAATGTTTTAGTATAAGTATATATAATTAAAAAAATATGGTTTTTGCTAAAAATTATTTATATATAATGTTATGATAATGGTGTTTGAGAACTATAATACAAAAAATCATTCCAAGTATTTATTGAAATATCATATGATTTTCGTGGTTAAATACAGAAAAAGGTTATTAAAAACTCCTATCAGTGATGACATGAAATTAATTTTAACTAACATATCAAAAAGGTATGATTTCGAGATTGATTTGATGGAATGTGGTGATGAGGATCATATACATATTTTGGTTTCAACCCAGCCATCCGTATCACCACTACAGATAGGTTAAAGCAAATGTCTACCATTGAAATCTGGAAATTATATGGTGTTTATTTACGAAATCAGTTTTGGAATGAAAGAACATTTTGGTCGGATGGTTATTTTGTATCGTCAATCGGAAATGTAAGTGAAAAAACAATTAAAGAGTATATTGAAAAACAAGGTTAGAAATTGGAAAGTCAAATTCATCAACGACACTAAAGATGTAGTTGTTTTCTTTGACGAAGAACTTTATAAATTATAAATAAAAAAGAGCCTTAACGGCTCTTTTTTATTTTATAGTAATTTTCAAACTATCCTTTTTCTTTTCCTCTTTTAATTTAGGAATACTTACAGATAAAATTCCATTCTCCATACTTGCAGAAATATTTTCTTTATCTACAATCTTAGGTAACGTAAAGCTTCTTTCAAAACTTGACCTACAAAATTCTCTCCTGTAATAACCATCATTTTTTTCTTCTTTTTGATCTTCAAAATCTGATGAAATTTTTAAAATATCATTCTCTAACTCAATTTTAATATCTTCCTTTTTAAGCCCAGGCGCAGAAATTTCAACTACATATTCATTATCAGTTTCTGAAATGTTAGATAATCCACTATTTCTTCGTGTCTCAAAAGAAGGATAAAAATCAAAATCGTCATTATTAAAAAACTTTTTCGCCAAATCAAAAAATGGACTTTCAAATCTTGTTAAACCTCTATTATTCATAATTACTCCTTTCTTTTTATTTTTTATTTTTAGGATTTCTCCTTATATTAAACAATATATCAACTTATATACCATTCTATATTTAATACATAAAATGTCATATTATATGATACTTATGTGTCATTTTGTCTTATTAATTTTTTTCTATATTGAAAAGTTCTGAAAAAACGTTCTCAAATGTTGATTTTGGTAATGCGCCATTTGCCATTTGTGGTTGTCCATCAAGAGGTACAAATAATAATGATGGTATACTTTGAATTCCAAACATCATTGATAATTCTTGTTCGTCCTCCGTATTAACTTTATAAATGTCTAATTTACCATCATAATCTTTTTGAAGTTGCTCTAATACAGGTGCTATCATTTTACAAGGACCGCACCAATCTGCATAAAAATCAATAAGACAAGGTTTTTCACCTTTGTATTTCCAGTCCTTATTATTTTCCCAGTCAAATACTTTTTCTTTAAATGTTTCAATTGTTAAATGTTCCATAAATTAATAATTTTTTTTATTCATATAAATATGAGTTGAACTATATATCAAAACTAATGCCACCATTTTAAATAATTATAAAATAAACTTTTTGTCATATCAAAATATAAATAGTATGACAAATTTAGAATTTATTAAATCAAAAATTTATAATAATCTGACAGATATTGAAGAAAAAATTAATATTTGGAAAAAAGAAAATAAAAAAATAATTTTCACCAATGGTTGCTTTGATATCCTACATTTAGGTCATGTTGAATATTTAGCAAAAACTAAAGATTTAGGTGATAAATTAATTATAGGACTAAATAGTTCCGTGAAATAATGAAATTTAATGAAATTTCTTGATTTTCACATTTTCTTTCACCGTTCCACGATGGCCTAGTGGTTTAATCTCTTTTCAAGTTGATTGCTTTGATGGATTTGTAAGTAATGATAAATCTTATATGGAGCTGTGGTTAAATAAACATAATAGAATAATTAAAGAATAAAATTATTCACCTTTCCCATGGTTTTTTGTTATAATTAGTTAATTCAAATGTTTTAACATATTTCATAAATTATATCTTTTTGCATTTATTTTAAATAAAATATCATCTTTATATTTTTTAATTATCTGTGGATGAAGATCGGTATAAGGAAATTGTTGTTCATCTTCAAAGTCATTAGATTCAGACATTTCATCTTCAATAAATAATTTAAAAAGTGAATCAAAATCTTTTTCTAATAATTCTTCTTGATATTTATATAAAAGTTCATTCGAAGCTTCAATTTCTAATTTTTCCTTACTTTCTTCTAATTTTTCAATCTGTTTAGTTAATCTAGAAATCTTAGAATCAATAGAAAGATATTCTTCTAATTTTTTTAAATCTCTTATTTTAGCAAAACTTAATTTATTAGAACCTTTATATTCTTTGAGTTTAGTTTGTGAAGATATAAAAGAAATCCAATCTGGAACGTCATTATCAACACTTCCTATAAAATCCTGAACATATTCTTTAATATCAGGACTTAATGATTCATTAAATTTTTGTATCTTCATTATAAATTAAATTTTTTTATATCAACTATTGCATTGGATCCTATATTACGTAATAAATTCAACCATTTTTCTAATTCTTCTTCCTCTTCGTTCATAAATCGCCATTGTCCATCTGTTTGACCATGATAATAATCTATTTCATCATCCCAACTAATATTAAAATCAGTCTCCTTTAATTCATCAAATTCATCTTGTGTAACACTTATAATATTACCTTCTGGATAACCTACAAGATCAATCATGGGTTGTTTAATCATCTTTTTTCGTTCAAATTTTTTAATATATTTCATATATTATATTTTTTTTCTGTTCTATATTCTTCTAACCATTCCTTTAAATCATCTTCTTGATCATCTGAATATTCCCAATTATCTCCATTCCAAATAATAGAAAATGAATAATCACCATCATCATTTATAACATCTTGTAATTTATCAAACTCATCTCTAGTTACTAAGATAGTATCACAATTATCTAAATTACTCACAAGTTCAATTTCCTTTTGTTTTATTTCAAATTTTTTAATATATTTCATAAATTGTATTTATTGCTTATTAAATTTAAATCTATTTTTTCTTTATATTTATCAAAATATTTTGGATTAAGAAACTCTGGATGCTCTATAAATGAGACACCATCAAAACCTATAATTAAACCATATTCATCAATCATTAATCCCATACTTCTTGCTAATTCATCTGCTTCAGTGTCACTGTTAAGTAACAAATCGTCATAATGCTGTATTTGCCAAAAACATCTTCCATATAGACTACTATCATTGCTTATATATTCCTTTTCAGGCGTTTCAGTATCAGAGCTAAAAATACCCCAACCTTGTTCTTCAGCAATTTTATAATAATTCTTATTAAACCAATTAATAAAAGATTTCATTTCATCATAAGGATAAATAATTTTATTTGAATTATTTTCATTTAAAACATTTATTCTTTTATTACCATTCTCAAAATATTTATTCCAAACTAATCTTGTTTTATTATCTTTAAAATCATCAAAATATATCCAACCACCCTTATCTTTTATATAACCTTTAGCTTTTATTTCAGATTTACTATTTTCAACTTTAATAACTTTAAAATCAGTTATAAGTGTAACAGGATTATCTTTTATATCTTTTAAAATTATTTTATAATCTATAACTTTAAATTTCTCATTAATGTATTCTTCATATTTTTTAATCATAAATTATATTTATTTATATTTATTTCTAAATCACTTAAATAAGGTGTTATATCATTTTCTAGTTCGTCTATATTTTTGACTTTCAATTTAAATAGAAGATAATCTCTGAAAATTTCTCTATCAATAGTATCACCGCACCATTTACCTTCCAATTTTCTTTTTTCAATAAATTTATCCAAATATTTGTTAATTGTTTTTGTAGTTAATGGTTCTGGAAATGTACCAAAAAGTCCATCCTTACCATAAAAACTTAACATATATGCACCAAAATTTCTTTTAGATAATACACGACCAGAAGAAAGTTCAAATAATTTAATATATTTCATTTTTTAATGCTAATTTTATTATTTTAAATATTTAATCCAAGAATATAATTTCTATAATTTAAATAATCTAAATTATTTTCATTTTTATAAGCCTCTTTTTCAAAAGAAATTGACATATATACATATCTTCGAAGTTCAGAAAAAGAATCATAAGTGTTTTCTGAGTTATTCTTAATCATAAATATCCAAACAACGAAATTAATTATAAGCCTTATAATAAACTCTATTATATACCATATATAAAAAAATACTATCAACATTTCCATTTGTTGTCTCCAATGAATTATTTCATGTTTAACTATAATATTATTATTCAAATATATATCTTTAATGTATATTCCAAAGGGTGCCAAAGTAATAGCAATAACATTATTAAAAGTAAAAAAACTTATAAATTTATTCATTTTAAATAATTTCATATTAATTATATATTATTTTTTTATTTAAAAAAAATTTTTAAATTTGATAATTATAATATTTTTAAAATGATCAAGCAAATTGTTAATAATAAAGAAGAATTTAAATCATTAATAATAAATGAATTAAAAAATAAAGAAGTAAAGCATATAAACACAGAGAAAGAACTTCAATATCTTGTTGAAAACATCATGAATAATGATAGTCCTACAGAATATCCTATCTTTTTATTCGCAGACTTAGAGTATATTTATAAAGAAAGTAATATATCTTTATTTTCTTCTATTCTCTTTCTAACAAAAGAAGAATTAGCAAAACTATTAAAAGAATTATGAAAAAATATTTATTATTTTTATTGACATTTTTATCTTCTTGTAATGTTACAGACACATTATGGAAAAATAATATTATGTTACTGATTATTGTATTTATAATACTTATTATAATTGGTGGACTTGATTTTTGGATATGGCTTGATTGTAAAATAAAAAATATTAAAGAAAAATATCGTAAAAATAAAACTTAATTTTTTTTCTGTATATAGTTTCAGCCAGTCTAACACCTCAGCAACAAATGGAATTACAAATCAAAATTGCTGAAGTTACTTCCGCTAATATCACTAAAGCATCTACATCACAAGTTGTATTTATGTCTGGAGGAGGTTCAGGTGACACTGGAGCAGATGAAGTTATAAAAATCTTTGGTGCTGAAAGATCATTGGAGATTATTAAAAAGTTTTCAACACCAAAATAACTTCAAAAATTAAAATAAAAAAAGCCATTGAAAAATGGCTTTTTTTATTTTTTTATATAAAATATAATCATAAATTTGAATAAAACTTTTAAAAAAATTAATAATATAAAAAATATGTCAGTAAAAATTTTCTCAACTTCAAAATCAATTTATTTAGCAGAAAAAATTGCAACATCTTACGGTTTGCCGGAATTAAATAAAAGTGAATTAAAAGTTTTTTCTGATGGTGAGTTTTGCCCAATCTATAAAGAAAATTTAAGAGGAGATAAAGTTTTTATTGTATCATCATTATTTTCATCTTGTCATGAAATTGAAAAACTTATTAATTTTGTTCCAGATGATAAAAAGATAGAATTTTATAATATTATTAAAAAAGTTATATCATCATCTGATAGTATAATGGAACTTCTACAAATGATAGATGCCGCAAAAAGAGCATCAGCATCAGATATTGTAGCAGTTATACCTTATTTTGGATGGGCTAGACAAGATAGAAAAGATAGGCCCAGGGTACCAATTACTGCTAAACTTTTAGCAAATCTTATCACAAATGCTGGAGCAACAAGAATCATAACAATAGATTTACATGCAGATCAAATTCAAGGTTTTTTTGATATACCTGTTGACGCTCTACAAAGTTCTTATATTTTTATACCTTATATTGAATCACTAAAACTAAAAAATTTAGTAATGGGATCACCAGACGAAGGCGGTGGTAAAAGATTGAAAGTATATAAAAAATACTTTAAGAGTAGAATGATCTTTATGTATAAAGATAGAGACGAAGCAAATTCTATAGGTGAAATGGAACTTATTGGTGATGTGAATGGTTGTGATGTAGTTTTTATTGACGATATTATAGACACAGCAGGAACAATAACAACAGCCGCAGATATTCTAATAAATAAAAAGGGTGCAAAAAGTGTAAGAGCTTGTATTGCACATCCTGTTTTATCTGGAAACGCTATTGAAAAAATTGAAAAATCTAAATTAACAGAATTAATTATTACTGATACAATACCTGTTTGTATTAAATCAGAAAAGATTAAAGTTTTAAGTGTTTCTGATTTAATTTCTAAAGCAATTTACAGAATGAATAATAACGAATCAATCTCAAATTTATTTAAATAAATAAAAAATCCTCTATTTAGAGGATTTTTTATTTATAAGAAAATTGAAAATATTCATTATAATCTAGCTTGATTGAAATAGTATTTTTTGATTTATCAATATAAACCTTCATAAGATCATAATCATAAAACTTTTTCATTTCTCCAACAGGTGATATTTCTATTTTATAATCAAAAGTATAATGAAACTCTCTAATTTCAGAAAGAATCTCATTATAAATTTCAGCACTTACTTTAGATTTTATATAATCAATAATATTTTTATTTTCTATAAGATTATTTATCATTTCTATGAAATTTAGTATATGTAGGTACTGATGGTAAGTAATCAGTACCCCATAAATCTGATGTCACCATCAAATCTGCTGAATGTCTATTACAAGCTACTGGTATATTATGTATTCTACACTGCCTTAGTAACATTAAAATATCAGCTTCATGTGGATTAGCTGATAAATCATCTATTAAAAATATGCACAAATCTATTTTTCCTTCCACCACTAATGATGCTATTTGAGCATCGCCTCCTAAGGGACCTGAATTCATTTTTGTTATTTCAGGTTCAATATCTTTATTTTTTAAAGTTTTTTCAATCAAAGAACCAGTAGTTCCTGTGCATATTAATTTATTTTTTGCTAAAGTTTCTGAATTATATTCTACCCATTCTATCATATCCGCCTTTCTCGCGTCATGAGCTATTAATGCTATTGTTTTATCTACTATCATTTTTATAAATTTTTTTAAAAATTATTATCAAATTCTACTCTAAGTTTTTCGTACCTTATATATAAATCAATAAATCTCCTTGTATCATCAATAGACAAAATACTACAACTAAAAAATGTTGGATAGCCATTTACTGATAATGGTCCAGCTTTGCTATAATCTTCATATAACATACCAATATTTTTTATATAGTCTTCCCTTATTTCAGTTTCTTCTTCATAAATCTGACAATTATTCATATATTCAAGTTTATTTTTTCGGTTTTTTCTAATATTATCAGAATCATCTGGTGCTAATGGGGGATTACCAATAAACATCATTATCATAAAAACACTACTTTCATTTCCCTTACATTGCAAAGATGTAAAAGTTTTACAATCGTACACATTGCGAACAATTTCCTTAAGTTGTTCATCTGTATGAACTGTATGCGTCCATGTATTATTTTTTTTCATAATTGTTAAAAATTCTAATGTTTTATTATACATTTCATTATTCACAGTCGAATAACTAAATGGCTTATAAATAGACTCAAAATAAGCACAATTCAAAAGTGAACGATCAATTTCAAATGATTCATTTTTTATATAATTGTTATTTTCCAAATAATTTTTTAACATTTTTACCTCTAATTATAATTCTTAATATTACATTACCTGGATTATTATAAGATCCCACAATCTTCATATCATCATTCTTAATCTTAAATTTTTTAGCCAAAATTTTACTTTTTTTGGTAAGTTTTTTAAAATGTTTAAGATTCAATGTATGAAAATGAAAAGCTACATAATAAATATCTTTACCACAATATTCAACAGTTTTGGTTTCTATTTCCTTACCAAAATTATGTTTATACATTTCTTGCTGATTAATACCAATATACTTATAAGGTACATATTTAAAAGAACCATCAGTTGATTTGTTTTCTTCTACTAAAAAAGGCTCGTTCAAATCAGAAAAAAACTTATCAAATAAGTATTTACTAATACTAAACTTTTTCATATATTTTATTTTTTATTATCAAATATAACTAATTTATTTAAATAAAAAACCTCCGAAGAGGTTTTTTATTTAAATTGTGATAGGTTTATATCTATCGCTCATAACAGTTCTCAACATTAAACTTTCTGGAGTATCAATCTTACCTTGTAAAATTGATTTTAATATTGATGGACTAAATCCAGAAACTAATCCTACACCCTTTGCTTCAAAGTCTGCGGGAACATTTCCTACTCTACCCTTAACATTCCAGAAAATTGTTTCTGGCATTTTATATCCAGCCTCAGAATACATCCTTTGAATCATTTTCAAAGCAGATTCGGAAATATTCGAACATTCATTAAATTCCATATCAGAAATAATCAAAATTTTAGTTGGCATTTCATCCTCTGAAATTTTATTCTGATTTGCTTTACTCAAAATCAAAGAATAAACTGCTTCCAAATTAGTACTCATACCCCATTCAGCAGAATGTAATTGTCCAAATCTTTCATACAATGAACCAGTTAAGTATTGCATAGTTGGATGCGATGAAAAAGTTACAAAAGCATTTTGAAAAATACTCTTATTTCTTTCAGAAATATATACACCCAACGATACCGAAACTCTCATTGGAAGTCCACCATACATATCCATAGATCCAGAAACATCACAAATAGGAAGAATTCTTTCGTTAGAATCGCCCATATAATTAGGAAGATTATTCCATTGTGCTTCTACTGCGTTTTTATCTTCATGTCTCAAATATGCTTCATACAATTGATGTGGAAACAAAACACCAGCCTTAATTTCTTCTTTACCGTCATTAACCAATGAAATATAGTCATTAAAACGATTTGTATCATTTCTCAAAAATGCTTTTCTATATTTATTCATAGCAACAGAAGGTACTTGTGGATAAGTGATAGAATCCCATTCATTTGCACACATTTTTTGTTCAACAGTGTTTGATAAACCTACAATAAGTTTACGATATTCTTTAGGTGTTAAACCTAAATATTTACGAACTTTATTAGCAAACTCATCCTGTCTAGGTAACCATTTACCGAGCAACCCATTCTGATTATCAAGACCTTCTTTAATTAAAGGAAGAATAATCTTTTCATCTAATTCAAAAACATCATCCCAACGACCATATTCTGGAATATATTTAATATTCTTTCTAAGATAATCTGAATAATTCTTACTTAAAAATTTAGAACATATTCTAAAAAATCTTCTTTCACCTGCACCACCTCGTACATCTCTTGACCAAAATAAAACTTTGAGAGCTACTAATGGATTCTCAACTAATGCTTTTTGAAAAAGTACTTCAATCTCTCTTTCTGACATATTCCTTGAAGCACCAGCTAAAAAGAACATATCAACATTTGAATTCAAACTTGTTGAATTTGTTACCATCATGTTTTCAGTCAAACTATCTTCCTGTCTCGCCATATTGACTAATCTTGAATTAGATTTCATAATAAACCTCCTTTTTTTTTTTATTTAAAAAAAATCCCAACTAAAAACTTCTAGTTGGGATTTTACCATATATCCACAATTACTTGTGGATTAAAAACGTCAATCTCTATCATTGATAGAAATCGAGCTAAAATCTCAACAGAATACAAAAGGTTTTTCTCAAAAGCCTTAAAAAATTTCTTTTCGATCCTTTTTTAATTTGTCTAAACCTTTATGTGATATGCCGACCAAATGAAAGAACAAAAAAGTTCAAAAAACATTTTACATATCACGGCTTCTACTTTAGTTAATTGTTTATAACAATTTGCAGTATGTATTCTTTTATGAGTAAAAATTAAATTAGCAATTTTGCTAATCTTCAAAGAACGATTGAAATAAATTGTATTTATATTTTTTAATAAAGTTTAAAAAAATTATATATTCTTTAAAAAATATCATTTTTTTCTATTTCTATTGAAGTATTTTTAAAAGAACAGAAAGCAGAAATTAAAATTATAAAAGATTACTCTCCTTATTGGGATAATTTTTTTTACATTTCATTAAAAACATTGAGAAAATTTAAAATATTAAGTTTAATTGATAACGATATTAAAAGTAAATTGTCTAAACTTGAAACAATACTAAACAATAAAGAAATAATAAATAATTTTGGAGATAATTTAATTTTCTTTGAAACTACCCAGACTTGTCCAACTAGTACTACAACACCTCAAAAAATAAAACTTCACAAATCCCAAAAAAATAATTTTCCAAATTTTGATATTCACAAAATTAATAAAAAATTAAAACCATTTAATAATGTAAAAAATTTTAATTATAAAAAATACTAAATTATAATAGAATTTAAAAGTTTAATAGAATCATCATAAAGAACTTCTCTTTTTTTACTTAAAATTTCTATAGTTTTATAATCATTATCATCAATTTCTCTCAAATTTAAATTTTTAATATTCTCTATAGTTACATCACAATCATGCCACAATCCTATTGTTTCTTGTATATCAAGAAATTTTTTAATATCTACTTTATCTCCTAGCATTAATTTAATATAATAAATCCTCTTAATTTTCTTTCTTATATCATGTAAATTATCTGGTGATATATTTTTTACCATATCTAAAATTTCATTATAAATTATTTTAATATGAGTTTTAATATTGTTTATTATTTGTTCATCAATATGATAATTTTCTACCATTGATAATTTATCTTCTAAATATTGTATCTCTAAATCAAAATTATCTTTTATTTTAAATTTTGAAATTTTATCTTGACAAGAATAAATCAAATAAGACTTATACTTACTATCAATATCTTTTAATACATTTTGCTGAATTTGTATGTCTCTAATCTCACCAGTCAATTTAAAAACTTCTTTAAATCCTTGGGGAAAATCTTTATATCTAAATAATAAGCCATCTAATAAAGTATTAAATGTCCGCAATTTTTTAATACTAGTTCTTAACCTATGTATATCATTTTCTGTTGTTTGAAAAAGTAAATTAGTATGATAAATATTAAAATCTTTAATCTTTTCTGTAAAATAATCTCTAAATATAGTCATATATTTTAATTTTTTAATAAATTATATATGATATATATGAAATATTTAAAAGTGTTGTTCAATAATTTTTAAAATTTATAAAAAATTGATAAATGGTGTACCATAATTTGTGATCCTGACGGGAATCGAACCCATAACCTACAGATTAGAAATCTGTTGCTCTATCCTATTGAGCTACAGGACCTTATAAAGAATATTCTTTAATTTATTTGTGATTAAATTAAATTTTTATGTTTAATCTTTCTATAATAAGATTTCATATTGCGATGTATCTTATGCTTAGACTTCCATCCACATTCAAAGGAAAGTTCAGCCTCTCGACTTCCTTTTCTATTCGCTTTTATGTAATCTATTATATTCATTTTTTTATTATTTTTAACAAAGATATTAAATATTTTTATAATTAAAAAATTATATACTTTTTAAATTATCAATTAAATTCTTTGTATATATTTCAATTATAAATTATACTTTATGGTTTTTTTCAAAAGTTTATATTGCTTTATTTCCTCATCATTTAACAATCTTAAAACATCTTCGGTAAATATTAGTACATCTACTATCCTATTATTTTTTATAACTTCCACAGTAACTGTATCTGTAGTATCATAATTCAAATATGGAATTTCTTTAATTCTAGCGAAAGGAACATCTATCTTAAATAGACCTGTATCAATAAGAACATAATCTTTTTCTTCAAATTCAAAATTTAGTGACTTATGAAAACTTTCTAAGTGATTCATTTTATTTTTATTTTTATATATTTATTTAACCTAACCATTCTTTACCACATTTAGAGCAAAATAATCTCGCATCATCTATGATAATCCGAATATAAACTTTTAAATGTATCATTACCACAATGATCACAAATCACTTTATCTTTATCTTTACCTTCTTTATTCTTTTTACTTAAATGTTTCATATTTTTTATTTTATATATTTATATTTATTTTCAATCTTCAATAACTTAGATTTTCTAATTTCAGATAAAGTATAAAAATAAAAACTAAAAATATAATTAGTATTATCAAAACTTAATACCTTCGATATTTCTTTATCATAAAATTTAAAACCATGTATCCAATATACACCATCTTCAAAATCACAATGATATTCAAATCCTTTTTTAAAATAAGGTATACTTACTAAACCCAAATTAACATTATACCAATCTTCTTTACAAAAAATTTTAATTTCCATTATCATAAATTTTTTAAAAAAATGAGCCGTTGACAAGATTCGAACTTGTGATTAAAAACATATAGTATCCTGATTACGAGTCAGGTGGAGTAGACCACTGTCCCACAACGGCAAAATAAACTAAAAATGATACAACAGAATAAACTAAAAATGATACAACAGAATAAACTAAAAATGATACAACAGAATAAACTAAAAATGATAATTAAATAATTTCATATTTAATCAATTCTTCGTAATTTTCATTTTCTAAGAAATTTAAGTAATCTATATAATCTTGTTCTTTAAATTCATTAATTGAATCACATCTTTTTAATAATATTTCAATTCTAATTAATTGATCTAAACAATTGTCTACCTCTTTATGTAACCGTTCCTGAATAGTAGCTTCAGATTAAACTACAAAAGCATATTGAAAATGAGCCGTTTGTGGGATTCGAACCCACGTTCCCGATAACCTCGAGAATCCTGCTTACAAGGCAGGCGCAATATGACCACTATGCGAAAACGGCATTTGTTGTCAGAGTGAGAGTCGAACTCACGATCCTCCGGATGTCATCCGAAACCAGGCATTCTACCAACTGAACTACACCCCGTTTTTTTATTTGTATATAAAAAATTAAAAGATAGTCACTCTGACTTTAACTAATTCTTAAATCTATCATAATTTTAAATAGAATAAAAATTAAAGAAAGTTTTTAATAAGATTTATTTTTTCAGAGTATGTTTAACAACATAATTAGAGGCTAAACCCAGAATCGAACTGAGAACTCAATATTACAAGTATTGCGTTTTACCATTAAACTATAAAGCCAATTTTTTGTTGTCAGAGTGGGAATCGAGCCCACGACCCCTTGCGTGTCACACAAGCGTTCTAAACCAACTGAACTATCTGACAATATGTAGGACCACCTGGACTCGAACCAGGATTAACTTCTCGTTTTCACCGTGTAAAGATGAGGTGTTGATCCAATTACACTATGGTCCCTTTTTAATATATTATTTCTTTCGCATTTTTAAAAAAATTCTTATTTCCTTCTCCAATCAATAATCTAACATTATAACCTAATCTCTTATATGCTTTAACTTTATCATTCATATTAACTTCATCTAATGTCCATTTACTTTTTATTTCTATTATTTCATTTACATCTTTAATAAAAATATCTGGTATTGCTATCCTCATTTTCTTTTTTTGAGTATCATAATAAACTATCTTTAAACTTTCAACTTCATAATTAACTTTCTTTTCATCCAATATTGAATAATATTCTTTTTCATAATTACTTCTATAATGAATTTGTTTTCCTTGCCAATCTATATGATATCCTGATTTATAAGGAAAAGAAACAAAATTATCATAATTAATTTTACCATTCTTAATAGCCACATGTAATGACTCTGATACTGATCTTGCTATTATTCCTAAACTTTTAAATATCATAAAAACCGTTTGATAATTCATTTTATACTTTTTTCCAATTTCTGTTAATGATAATTCATTATCAAAATAATCTTCTTTTAATTTACTCACAACTCTATCAAATTCATTATAAAAATTACTTGTTCCTTTTTTATTACTATTAAATCCTAAATACTTTTCATAAACATTATTCTTTTGTCTAAATCTTTTACAAACATCGGGTCTCCTACAAATTTCCTGACCACAATATTTACAAATAATTTTATCATTTTTTACATATCTACATTTTATCCATTTATCTGTTTTTAATTTTATTTTACATTTTTTACACTTTGATATTCCTATTTTTGTTCTATTTTTGACAAAAATTTCTTTTCCGCATTCTTTACAAAAATCAGTTTTTAATTTATTATCATCATAATCTTTTAATGAATAATTATTTGCACATTTCTTACTACAACATTTTTTGTATCTTCCTTTTTTATAATAACTTTCAATTACGTCAATTTCAAATTCATTATTACAATATAAACAATTCAATTTTATTTTTAATATCGGATTTTTAAGTCTCTTATTTATCACTCTGGTTTTTATCATCTTTTCTTTTGTAAATTCAATATTAGGATTCAATTTACAATGCGAAATATGATGTCCTTTTTGAGTTGGTTTTAATTCTATTAAATCTAAACCACAATATTTACACTTCTCCACCATTTTATTTTTATTATTATATATAAAAAATTATTGAGCATAAAATCGTTTTTAAACAATTATTTTTACATTTTAATAAAAATAAATTATAAATTAGTAGAGCAGACGACCTTATCGAAAAGGCACCTGAGACCTGGCAAGCCCCTATACTACCATTATACTACGTCTGCAAAAAAATGAGCACCAAAACGGTTCTGCCCCGTTGACCTGACATTGGAAGTGTCAAATTTTACTATTAAACTACTGGTGCAAATAACAGATTACTTTTTTTCAGAATTTCAAATTACAAGTTTGGTCCTTTTAAATTTTGCTGTAAGTAATCTTTATATTTTTATTTTTAAGAACAGAATACGATTTTTAATTCTTGGAAGGAATGTTTTTATTTGCTGTTTGTATTCTTTTATTCTTTGAGCAAAAGGTGGGAATCGAGCCCACGACCTCTTCCTTACCAAGGAAGTGTTCTTCCGACTGAACTACAATTGCATGGAGTGGGCACTGCGATTCAACAGTGGATCATCCCGCATATAGCTTTTTTAATTCATTTAATTCGATGTAAATTTTTAAATCAAAATCATAATATTTTCCATATTTTTGAACCCTAATAAAAATAATGTGGAGGCTACGATATTCGAAATCGTCTGTTTTTCGCATTGCAAGTGCGACGACCAGCCCTAGCAGTCCCAGCCCCCATATTGATGCTGATTACTTTCAGCACCTTATTTCATTTTTCCCAATATGTCAAAGAACTTTGGTAGTTTATTACTCTACCAACTCTTTATTTCAATATCGTGGTATTTACCACATTCACATTTAATCCAAAATTTAATAGAACCGTGAGAGCCACATAATTCACATTCTTGTTCTGATGCTGAAAGATCATTAATATCGTTTGATACTATTTCTTTTTTCAACACATCACAGAAATAAACTATTCCTACTACTTTTGATTCATCTTTAACTTTTGTTTTCATTCAAAAATTTTTTATATTTTTTATATGCTTTAATTAGTGCTTTATTTGGTTTTTTATCACTAAATATTGCTTCAAAAAATATCTTTTTATCGTTATCACTTAAATTCATTTTTTACTTTTTTGTTTTTAGTGACCCAGATGAGATTCGAACTCACATTTCTCATTATCCATTATGCACATAAAGTTTAGGAAACTTCGCCAATACAGGACCAAATTTTTGTAGGGAAGAGACGATTCGAACATCTGACACGCGGCTTTCAATGCTTACTATATCTTTTTGCTGTGTATAACTTTTACAAGTTACATTTTTTCGTATTTAACGCTGCTCTACCAACTGAGCTACTTCCCTATTTCAAAGAACTAAATTGTCTGGGTGACAGGATTCGAACCTGCGAACCGATGGCTCCGGACCACCGTTGTGTGCCAATCTGCATAACACCCAGATATTGTCGAGTGAGTGGGATTCGAACCCACGAACCGATGTCTCCAGAACATCGTTGTATAACCAACTGCATAACCACTCGATATGAATTTTCTACGCAGGTACTTTCCCGTGTGGACTCCTATGAAATTCTAACAGGTCTCATCGCGTATGGTAGGTGGGATTCGAACCCACGTTCGGACTTTCGTCGCCTCTTGATCCCAAATCAAGCGAGGTAAACCTGACTCCTCCACTACCATATTTATTCAAAGAACTTCTAAAAAGAAAAACCCGAAGTCGCTTAGCGTCCTCGGGTTTATTTTACCTTTTATAAATCTGAAATATATATTTAGATTAGGTACAATACACCCGAGATCACGACTGGTCTGCCTCCTGTTACGGGGGCGGTTGCTGTCGTTGCGACCACTGCTGTATTTGTCCTAAAGTTTTTCATCTTTGTTTAATTTTTATTAATTTATAATTATACTACAAAAGTAAATAAAAGTTTAAATAAAAAAAATAATAATGTATATATTATATAAAAAAAGTCGTTTTTTTCTAAAAAAATTCTAATCAAAAGTTTCTATTTCATCTTCTGGTAAATCATCTTTTCCAAAATAGCCACAAATATAACCCATAACATCACCAGCAGAAACTTTTGATTCATCATACTCATCAAGAAAATCTACCAATTTGTTTATTCTATCAAGTAATCCATCAGTCTCCTGAATTTTACTATTTATAACACCAGATATATTCAAATTTTCATTGAATTGACTGAATCTTTTTATTTTCTGATTATCTTTCATAGTATTTATTATTTTTATTGTATATATTAAAAATGAAAATCTAAATATATCTGTAGCCAATCAATCCACCACAAAATATTCATTTTTAACATTTTTCTAAAAAAAGTTTTTGTAATTTCATTCTTCTCATATCTCGATTAGATAACTTCTGAAAATAGCCACGTATCAAAACGTCGTCCATACGAAACATATCATTATTCTTATTTATAATACTAAAAGGATACCATATAACAAAATCTCCTTTAATACTATTAAAGAGACATAAATGACCATTAAAAACATCTTTTACGATAAAAATTTCACCATCTTCTAAATTAATTACTTTTTTATTTGTATCACAACTAAAAACTTGCTTGGTTTTATATTTATTCTTTCTCCTATTGAGTATTTTCCAAAGCCAAACAGGTATTAGTTTATATTCACACATATCTAAAGCATAACAATGATACCAAGATTTGTGATCAAATTTAATTATATCTCCTTTTTCTAACCTTTCCATCATTAATTTCAAAAAACGTAATCAACTATTGAACAATGAAACATTAAATTGAACAGCCATTATAAAACATTTTACCAGTTGTTCAGCGCAATAATCAATAAGTTTTTGTAATTCCATCGCTCGTATTATTAAAGTTAATTTCTCGTATTAAAGTCGGTGCGTACTCGAACAGCGTTCAGTTCATGTACTTACCGTTATGTGTAAGTGTTCCGTTCAGTGCATTTCGGTTGAAAATTTTAAAAGAAAAATCCCACACACTATTTTTTTAACAATTCTCTAAACAATTCTGGTCTTTTTGATAAATAATCACCAACACTATCAATATTATCTATTGTTTCAACGTTATTTCTAACTATGTGATTGGTATCATATAATTCTAAAAATTTGTTATAAACATCAATATCATTGTTTAGTTTCTCTAATTTAAGATACTTGTTAATTTCTTTATTATGTAATTTCACATCATCAAAAAACCCACGTTCTACAATTAAAAAGTTGTGTAAAACTATAAAATATGAAATCGCTAAATTATAGTTTTCTTTTGAGTTTTTAAGTATGTAAATATAACTTTTTAATATTGAAAGTTTATCATCAATATCATACCAAGTATCTTTATTCTCATTTAAAAATTGTTTCCAGTTCTTAACTTTATTTATTTGTTCTCTCATTTCTTTACTCATAATATTTTAGTTTATATATAAATATTAAGAATTAAAATTCCCGCCAATCTTTTTCTTTTAAAATTTTTATTCTATTCTACGATTAAACATTCTACTTTAATAATCCACACCTACACATAACAAGGTGTATATGTAATGTGAGGTTCAGTGGTTTATTTAAATCCATCTTTCTAATCAACATTCGTGGTTAAGTTAAAATTGTCAATAATTCGTTGACTTATTTTTTTATTACCAAATTCCTTAAACACTCTATTCTCATCTAAAAGTTCTTCCCAATTTTTCATGATTATCGCTTAAATACTATTTGGTCTTCTTCAACTAATTCTACACCAATTGTTTTATTATTAGAAAAAAATTCCACCTCGTACCAATCGTTCTTATATTTATGAACAACTACACCTTTTGTACCATTTGGAATATTTTCAACATTCTTAGACAATACAACGTCAAATTCTTTAAATTTTCTTTCCATATTATAAAATTTTAAAATTGTTATACAAATATACACAAAAAATGTAAATAAAAAAACATTTTATATTTTTACCACCACAAGGACATGAAAATTTTAGGAAATACATTCAAGCCATTTTCAACTATTTTTTCTTCATCAATAGTCCATATACAAGAGCCTTTATCTCTTGCTATCAATTTCATTGCATTTAAAAAAGCATCAATATCATCAACTAACTCAGGTTCTCTTTCTAAAAAAGATTTTGCTATTTCTTCATATCTCTCTAATCTTGGAATTATAAAATTAGCAATAGTATCTCTAAGTGACCAAGTTTCACTATCATCAAATCCTTTTTCTAGTCTTTGATTTTTAAAATCTAATTCTCTTTCATCATCTTTAGATGTAAGAGAAAAACAAACATTTGGAATTCCTAAATATTTAATATCAATTTTTTCCATAATTATTAATTTTTAATCAAATATAAATTAAAAAAATTTAAAATAAAAATTCTTTAATAAGTTTTATATTTTCAGGTTTTATATTATTCATTGTATAAAATCCACCTTCCCTAAAATTAACATCTGAATATAACTTAGTTATATACCTACCTTCTATTAAATATATACAATATCCGTTTTTATACCATTGATTATCTTCTTCATTTCTAAGATAATTTCCAAAAGAGATAGCATTAATCATATTATCTGTTAAATAAATTCTTTCGGGATGATTAGATAATTTATTACCTGATAATCCATTTTTTAATATTTTATCTTTAAATCTAATAGGTGAAGCATGATATAGTTTATCCGGTATAGACACCTCATAATCATATTTAGCTTCTAATATAAAGGCTATTGGTTTGATTTCATTATTATAATTTTTTAACCATTCTTGACCATCAATTGTATATTTAGATACAAAATAACCAATATTGGTTATAAATGGTAAATATTTTTCTAATTTAGATGCTGATTGATTTTCAATATATATTTCACCATCATTCTCTATAGTTATCTTTAATTCAGGAAATCTTTTTTTCAATATATTAACAGATTTATCTATTGGATATGTATAAATTAAACCTTCTACAAGAGCCAATCTATTAAATTTGGTTCTTCTCAATATCTCATTATATATGTAATTATCTTTATTTGAATTTTCTATATTATCAATATATTCTTGATATTCAAATAAAAATTTAAAAATATTTCCCATTATTTTATTTAACTTTACCTTTTTTTATTTCTTTAACTTCTTTCATTAATTCAGTCAACGTATTTTTAATCTCTAAAATATCAACATCGTCTTCATCGTCTTCCTGATCTTCAAGAATTTGTTTTTTAATATATTTAACCTCTTTAATAAGTCTGTTTATAGTTTTTTGAATTTCTAATAATTTCTCATCATCCTCATCTTCATCTTCATCTTGAACGTTTTCATGAATTTCTTCAACATCTTCTTGAATTTCTTCAACATCTTCTTGAATTTCTTCCATATCTTCTTGAATTTCTCCTACATCTTTTTGAAGTCCTTCAACATCATCTGCTACTGATTCCAATTTTTTAGAATGAAGATTTACTCCCATTTGTATAAAAATAGATAAATAAATCGCCTCAAATGATACCATAGCAGTAACAAAAATCAATATAGTATTATCTTTAGTTATAATATACCAAATATACGCAGCTAAAAATAATAATGTATGTACAATAAGAGAATTAACAGAGCCAAGCCACAACATTGCTTTTAATACAAGTTTTTCAACGACTACATTTTTATTCTTACTTTTTTTTATTCGTTGCAATCTTCTTTTTGTTAAATATTTTCTTAAATTTTTTAACATATTAATATTCCCAACCTTTATATTTAATATTAGGCACTTCACTTTTATTAAACCTTCTAATCTTACGGTTTCGTTGGTTTTTCATCCATTTTCTTGAGTGTGATTTACGTCCAAGATAACGTTCAAAATGCTCTATTTGTTCAATTAAAAGTGACATGATTATATTTTGATAAAAATTAATATAATAAAAATATATAAAAGTTTTTTATTAAATATTAAATTTATCAATTTGTTCTGAAAATTCAGGTATTTGAAAGTATTCAAAAAATGAATATTCAAATCCTGTTGTTACGTATTTATTTTTAATATTCACCACAAATTGTTCTCTATTATTATTCTCATCAATTAATACAACTCTACCAATAAATTCTACTGGTAAATAATCATTTATACCAATTTCTAAAGCTCCTTGTGGATCACCATAAACCCCGTCAACTTTATAATAACTATCCTTCTTAAAAATAGTATTTTTTTTATAATCTTTAATACAAAGAACCACCGGCCCAATTTTTCTTAAATCCGGATCTTTATATGTCTCAAATTTTTTAATTTTCATATATTATAAGTTTTAGCTTTATTTAGCATATCTTTATTTTCAATATAATCAACATATTCTTCAGGTGACATCCATTTAGGAGCATAATTCATTTCACCACAATTTTCACACTTCCATTCAGGTGGTTGAAAACCACCTTTATATATAGGAACTAATTTATAACTATCACATTTAGAGCATATATAATATCTATCACCAAATCCATTATCATATATATATGTTTTAGAAGTTAATGTATTATCTGAAGTTCTTTGAAAAATATCTTTGAATTTTTTAATTTTCATATTTTATTTTTTATATTTTACCAATTTCTTCTTCTTTTAAACCCAATGAATTTGCCAAAATTTGTAATTCTTCTTTACTCATATTCATAATTTTATTAAGAATCATTTTTTTAGCATTATCATTATTCGTTCCTTTCATCTGTTTTGATAACTGATCAACAGTATTACTTTTATTGGCACTTAATTGATTTAATAATTGAATTTTAGGTTTAATTAAATCAAATAATGAGGTATTTATCCAATTGATAGATTCTTTTTTATATGCTACTATATCTTCTTCTGTAGTAGCATTATCAGCTTCCAAAATTTTATAAATATTATATTTAATTCTCTCTGTTGTTTCTTCAGGTGGCGCAGCAGTTGCTTTTGGTTTATTTAAGCCGGATTCTTCTTTTATTGTTGGTATAACAGCATCACTTACATATTGCTGAACAGCATTAGAAAATTGATCTTCTGGATAACTCATCAATATTTGAAGTCGTTTATCTCTAGAACGACTAAATATCTCTTGCATTGTAAATTCTTTATTCTGTAATTTATTAACAACTGGTTTAAGAGAAAAGTAAAAAAATTTAATTTGATCAGATACAATTTTATTGATTTCATCAATAGTTTCTGCTTTATTAATTTCATTTTGAACTGTAGTTTGACTATTTCTTATATATCTTTGATATAAATTAGAAACATTTCTTTCTGTATCAATTCTCTTTGTAAAATCTGTAAATAAGTTACTCAAATTTTGATTTGGCTCTTTAAAAATATTATTATATTGCTGCTTTAAAAAACTTGATACAGAAGATATTATACCTTCTGATAGAAAATCATTATATAAAATCATATTATTCATAATTTATTTATTAGATTCTTCTTTTTTATTCATTAATGCACCAAACCGAACTTTAAACGGAGCACCTTTGTCAGCATTTTCCACATTAACAACTTCTGCCCAACCATCGTTATTCACTTTACGTACTTGAACTGTGATTTTTTCTTTATTTGTTTCACTAAAATAAATATATTTTCCACCTTGCTCAGGTTTAAAATTAACATCAATATTTGAAATTTGAAAATTTTGTTTATTTCCAGCATTATCACCGTGAGTATAAAAAGCTTCAACATAATCAGGCTTGTCTGAACTTTTAGAAATTTCTATTGTTCGTATTGTCCCTTCATCATTATATCTATACGGCACACCAAGTTTAAATTTCTTACCTTTAACTTTAATTTCCGCTACCGTAGTATTAGGTAGGCTTTTGACTTCGTTGTTAATATTTTTGTTCCTAATATTTATATCATTTTCTAATTTTTTAGCAAGTGTCAATGTTTGCTTATCTTTTTGATATTCTTTCATTTTAGCTGTCAAAAACTTTATATCTAATTCATCTTTTTTAATTTCAATGTATTTTGATAATTTAGGATTTTTAACAGCGCCACCAAGTTTATCCAAAATCACTTGCATTTTTTTAGACATTATATTTTTATATTTATTATAAATTTGTTCTATATTATTTGCTTTTATTTTTAACATTTTAGCTGTTGATTTTACTGAATCGGCCTGCTGTTGCTGATTACCTTTCTGCTCAGTACCAACTTTTGCACCAGCATTTACTTCACCTTGTTGCTCTTCATTTAATTTATATTTTGATTTATAACTATAACTCGAGCTTACATCAGTATCAGTATTTGGCTTGCTTATGTTAGTATTTTTACCTTGACTTGGCTCGGTTATATTAGTATTTTTATCTTGACCTTCAGCATTTTTACCTTGTTCTTCAGCCTGTTGATTTAATTTCAAATTAATACCAGCATTAATGAATCCTTTTTCAATCTCTACTACATACATATTTAAAATATTATCTATCTCTTTTGTGCCTTTAATATTTCTAGCATAAGCAGCAATATTTTTAATAATTTTACCAAAAAAATCAAACAATCCTTCATTTATCATTTCATCTTCACGAAGATTTAAAAATTCATTTTTCGTATATAAATTCCTCATTATTCAAAATATTTTTCTTTATATATTAAAATTAAAAAATCATTTTGAATATTCATTTTTTAATATATAAAAATAAAAAATAAATGGTAGCTAAATTTAATAGTCCAGATGTTCAAGATGCTTTACAAAAAGTAGAAGACTTACAAGAAAAAATTGAAAAATTACAAGAAATAGGACTACCAGCCGTTAAAGATATTCCTAAAATGTTATGGGAAAAATTAATATTACCAAAACTTTTAACTAAAAGACAAATCGCTAAAAAAATATTAATAATACAAGGACAATTATTTATGCCTCCAATGACAGAAGAAAGAGCACAAATGATCGTTTATGGAAAACTTTATTATAAAAATGGAAAATTATATGACAATGATGAAAAAGACCCTAATTGTATAGCAGTACCAGGGGAAAGAGACAATAGAGAAGCATTTTTTTATTTCATTCCTCCAATAGACCTAAATCACCCTTTAATAGATAAAATAAAAAACATGATAAAAGAATTAAAAGACAAACTAATTCAATTAGGCATGAAATTAGGCGAGTTTATGGTTGCTTTACCACAAGCTATTATTACAATAGCCACATCTTTAGTAGCATTAGTATCATCGGCAATAATTTTGCCTTTCGGTGCAGGATTACCAACCGCCATAACCTCCGTAATGACAATGATCCAAACAATCAAAGATTTACAAGCAAAAACCGCAGATATTTTACCATTATTAGGTATTGTAGATATTATAGGATTAGTGTTACCAAAAGAAGCTCAAGCAGTTATAGCTACGTTTAATGTTATAATTGGGGTATTATTAACTATTTTAACATTATTAAACACTATAGTTGGATTAATAGATAAAGTTACAAGTTTATTATCAAGTAAAAGTAAGAAAATGAAAGAACAAAAATTCAAAGTAAAAAGTAGTGCTGAAGAGAAAAAAATAGAAAAAGGTGAAAGTACAACTTTAAATGCTGGCGCATCTGGGGGAGATTGGGATTATACCTATCAGTGGTATGATGAAGATGGAAATGTAATTTCTAACGAGGCTGATGTAGAAGTAACACCCAAAAAAACCACAACATATTATTGTAAAGTTACAAGCGCATCGGGAGAAGTAAAAACAGACAAGGTCAAAATTAAGGTAGATTAACGATTAAAATCTTCAAATTTTACAGTTAATTTATTATCTATAACTTTTATAGGAAATTTAACAGGTGATAATAATTTTATTATTGTAGTTTCAAAAGGATTTAATTCATTGTTGGTTACCAAATTATTAACCAATATTACCATATTATTTTTTAATCTATTATTTATAAATTCTATGCATTCATCATCACTATTTCTAACTAAAAAATCAAAATATTCTTGTAAATTATTAGAATTTAATATATTAGATTTAACATCATCATAAAAATAAACCTTATTATATGCTTCTTTTTTAATTGGTAAGAATTTATTATTTTCAATAGTCAATCCTATCAAATGTTCCAATAAAACCTTATTCTTATCATAAACTACTTTATCAAAATGACCAATAGCTCTAATTGATTCCGATACAAAATAAATTTTATTTATTTCTAATCCATACTCTTTTAATTTAATTCTTAACTTATTTAACAAATTTGCATGCTTCTTACGATCACTTCTCGCTGTTAAAACACCAATTTCTACATCCTTACCAATTAAATGCTTAATATTATTAAGTAATAATTGAACATCTTTTTTATTTAAAATATCATCATCAAAAAATTCAACATATGATATACCTATATTACCTAATCTTATATTTTTAGATTTCCGCTGAATTCTTTCCATCATATCACGAGAAATAAAAAATTTCTCATTATTATACTCAACTAATATATCATCCTTAACATAAACACCATTTTTAATTAAAGCAAATTCTATAGGTGATATTTTTAAAATAGGATCAGATGGTTTATTTTTATCAATAACCCACACATCACTTCGAATATACCAAAGAGTATTATCCAAATCAAAAAATGCTAACTCTTTATTTGTCATATACTTATATATTTATAATATTAATCTAAATATTTTAATAAAGGTAATTGATGCTTCTCAATATGTTTCTCTGCATCATTCTTTGAAAAAAATCCAGCTTCTTCTATTTCATTTTTTAAAAAATATCTAAGTATCATATCATTAACTAAAGGTACCTTTAGTTCTTCCTTAGAAATTTTAACAATATAACAGGTTAATATCTTTTTAAATCCTGCCTTTTCATAATCAATAGTAATTTTATCGCTATCTTTTAAATGTTTTTTCTTCAATTTTATTCTAGATTCTTCTTCTAATTCGTGTAGTGCGGTTTTTATTTTACTAACTTTAGCTTCTATATGACCCTTTGGTATTGAAAATTTTCTTATTTTTCTTCTAAATTTTTTAGGTCGAACCAATAAAATCTTATTATCCACAATAAGAACAACTCCTGATAAAAAATGACTTTTAGATTCAAACACATAATCCTCAAAATTCAACATACGACTTATTATTACTTTTTAAATCATTTTTATTATCATCATTTTCTATATGTATGGGTATATTTTTTATACCGTTAAAATCAACAAATGCGATCCTACTATTATCCTTCCATTCTAACTTATCAACGATATCTCTAATAATATTTAATTGCTCAGACTTTATTATAAAACACATTTTTTTGATTTTTTTAAGACTAAAATGATATATGTATATATATAATTTAAAAATCAAAAAAGTCCATTTTTTTTTAATGGACTTTTTTTGATTTTTAAGGCTTAAATTTACCTAAATTATTCATCATAGAATTCATGTTTGGAACTTTATTGGAGTAATCTGGTACATTTGGTTGATTTTTGTGAGATTCTTTTTGTTGTTTATTTTCCCTTTCTATTCTATCATTCAACCTTTTTACGTATTCTTCAAATTCCCACCAAGGCAATATATCCATAAAATAAGGTGGAATATGATCCAAATCCATAAATCCAAATTTATTATCCAAAATATTCGTCAAAGGCATCTGGAATAACGAAAATATTTGATGCTCCTGAGGGAAAGCTCATGTCTGTGTGGACCTCCTGACCACACGAAGGACAAATATTTTTTAATTCTTTAATACCAAATAACATCTGCCCAACAGCTTGATTCAAAATTTGAAAAGTTTTCATATCCATTCTCTTAAATTCTTGCTCCTTAGCTTTTATACCATCTTCAGATATTTTATTTCTATCATGTAACATGAAAGAAGCTAATTTTAAAAATGCAACATTTGGATTTTTTTCACCTTGAATCTTGTTTTTAATATCACCAAAAAATATCTCCTGAATACCTATAGTAGGAGGTGCTAACCGATATTCAACATTATCAATATTAAATAAAAATACTCTCTCCTGAGGATCAAAAAACTTAACCAATTTTTCAGGCATTTCATAATTAACAAAAGATTTCTGAACCTTATCCGAACTAGTAGACCTTAATTCAATCTTAAATTCATGTCCACAACTACTACAAGTAACATCTTTTGATAAATTCTTACCGCCAGGAAAAGTTAATTCCCTAATCATAAACACCAAAAATAAACGATCACCATCCCTAATATCTTTATATGATCCTGATGTACCATTAGGATATGTTAATTTTATACAAGAACTTAGCATCTGATTCATTTTTTCTGTTATATCAAGATAATTATTATCGTCAACAACTGAATATGCTTGCACTTCTTGTACTTTAGCTGCTCTTATACTAATTTTAGTTCCAATTTTATAAAACAATCCACAAGGCAATAAATCTAATGGAATAGCCATATATTCATTACTAGGTGTTTTTTCTAAATAAGATAAATCTGCTTTCTTTATTGTTTCCAAACTTTCATCTTCACTCACAAAATTTTGTTCCAAAAATTTTAAAGCATCATCTTCTTTTTTATCTTTAAATTCTTTAGCCATACTCTTTATTATTTTTTTGAAATTATATATTAAAAGAATACTGGCCCCTATTTTAAAATATTAAACTTTTTTAATTAATCATATCTTTTCTATATTTTAATACTGCCAACTCTTTCATCTTACTCTCAATAGTAACATAAACATCCTTATCACATGTGTTAATCTTATCAAAAATATAATCAGCATGTGTTTTAATAGTCTTACTACTATCTTCCCATAATTTTTTACTCGATGCATGATGCATTTCAGGTATAGAATCATTCCAAGTACTATATGCTAAATTAAAACTATCTTCATAATTCATATCACCAGGATTACAGTAATAATGTAAAGTATCAAAAACAATAGGAATTCCAGTTTTATCATAAATATAATACAAATCCTTAACCGTATAACCGTTCTTTGAATCATCATTCTCTAATGTCAAACGACTTTTAACAGACTCTGATAATTTATTAAAATTTATAATAAACCTATTCATAGTCTCTTGTTTATTACCATAAACTCCACCAATATGTATATTTATATTATATAAATGTGATCTATCTAACTCTAATAAATCAAATAACTTAGAATGTTGCTCTAATTCAAAAATAGTATTTTCAACAACATTTTCATTTGGTGAAGCTAAACAATTAAACGGACCAGGATGACAAGACAACTTATGACCATATTTCTTAATTAACATTCCTGCATCTTTCATAAAATTTTTAATTATTGAATAATTTGGTAAATCTTCTAAATTATAATTGGAAAACCAAGGAAACATATCTGAACTCATTCTGTAATTCTTGATAAAATTATCTTCATTCCAATTTATTATAGTTATAAAGTCTTTAATATTCAATACTACTAAATCCGAAACATAACTTAACCCCTTCTTCTCAAATGTTTTTTTCGTCATTCCTCTATTAACTGTTATCTTCTTTTCAGCTAACGTCATATTAATACAAGCATATCCTAATTTATCCATATTTATAAAATTTATACAAATATACAAAATTTCTACCAAATAAAAAAAGCCATACTTAATCAGCATGGCTAAATTTATTTATTTCAAAAAACTTTATTTATTTTTACTTTCTTGATATTTTTTAAATTTTTCATCACAATAACCTTCAAAATTCCTATGCTTTCTAAATTTATTTACTAGTACAGTTGTTCATTTCAAATTTACCGTCAAACCTTTTACCTTCAAAATTTCTACCTTCAAACCTTTTACCTTCAAATTTTCTACCTTCAAACCTTTTACCAACCTTTTACCTTCAAACCTTTTACCTTCAAACCTTTTACCTTCAAACCTTTTACCTTCAAACCTTTTACCTTCAAATCTTTTACCTTCAAATCTTTTACCTTCAAACCTTTTACCTTCAAACCTACCTTCAAATTTTTCATAATTTAAATTTGAATCATTTAAAGACCAGTAATAAGGATTTAACATCCAATTTTCGATTTTTAATACTGGTTCTACTGCCCAATAATCATCTTCAATCATCCACTTCTCCAATTTCAAAGGAGTCTCTAAATTTTCAGCATTACTCAAAAAAGACATAAATAATGCTACTACCACTGTTAAAAAAATTTTTCTTTTCATATTATTTATTTATTTTATTTGTTTAATTCAACATATAACTCATAATCAGATACTGTTAAACTTAAATAATCAAAAATCTCTTCTTCACTCAATTCTTCTTCTACAGGCTCAAATAATGAATATAAACTATAGTCATCCATACCTAAAAAATAATCCTCTATACTATAATCATTTGTTCTTTTAATATCAGTAGGTTGAACTAACATCAAAATAAATAAAAATATCGTAGCCGCTACTGCAACAGACCGCTTAAAATTTAAATAAAAAACTTTCTGCTTTTTAATCGGCTCAAAAGAATCTTCATCAAGTTTTGATTTGAGATTTGTATAAAAATTATCAAAATAGCCTTCAGGTACACTAAACGGGAGCTCTTTACCCACTTCCGATAATTTCATTCTACTATTTTTCATTTCTATACATCCTTTTTAATTATTATAATAGTTTGACTATATAAATGTGTAAAGGTTTAAAATTAAAAATAAATTATTCTGAAAATTTAGATCGGTTCAAGTTTCCTTCATATATAACACCGTCTACTTCCCTGGTTGTTGCCCATAACGGTCGTAAATTTTCTAAAGCACACACAATTTTAACATCTGTATTTGAATCAAAATTAATAACACCTTTTATATGATCAATGTGCCATTCACCATAATTTTCCCAACTCATACCTGGTAAAAATTGATCTTCAATATGATGTTTTAATTCTAACGCTGAATAACCTAACATATCTATTGTATGACCCTGTTTATGTGTACCTAATCTATCAAGAGTTGAATATAATATTGATCGCCAAGCTATTATGTGGGGGTATCTTTTTCTATATCTTGCCTGTCCTTCTGCAAATTTATTTAAATTATTAATTCTCCAATTTTTAATTTCATCTTTATGCTCCTGCCTGTATTCTTTTTTATAAGATAAAATTTTTTGTTGATTTTCAATATGATACTCTTTTTTCCTTTTTAAAATTTTATCACGATTTTCCTCATACCGAATCTTATCATACTCTGCTCGTTTTTCTTTAAATCCTGGTGCTTCCTTATATTTATTTAGAATATCCTTAACACACTCTTTACATTCATTTCTGTGACCGTCAGACGTGTTTTTCTTTTTATGAAAATCATCTATGCTTTTAATTTTGCCACATATTCTACATTTTTTGTGCATAAAAAAAGGATTTTTATAATATATATAAAAATCCTTTAAATTTAATAATTTTTCAAAAATTTTAATAGTAGAAATCTTCCCAATAATCTGCAACAAAAGTACAAGTAAAATCGTGAATATCTGATGCTGATTCCCAGTTTACTTCGTCAAATCCTGCGATTTGTTTTAATTGTGCATTATGATAAGTTACTCTACGGATAACTTTACCTTCTTTATCATGACCATGAATTATAATATCACCACAAAGAGTTTTCTTATAATGCAAAGTACCAGTTTCATTATTCCAACCAAGGTCAAACCAATCTTTCAAGATTTTAAAACAGAAGATTTGATAATCATCGTTTTGGTTTAAGTTAAACCCAAGAGCCAAGTCTTCAATATGTGTTTGTTGTGGTGAACTAAGGAAGACTCTGGTTGAAAATTTAAATCTTTGCGTTTGTGATTCAATTGCAGGATAAGTTGGAAATTTTGCTGTTTTACAATTTTCCATCAAAAGATGTGTTGCGTTAGGATGTATTGTTTGAAGTACTTGAGGTAAAATAATAGTTACTTCGTACAAATTTTTGTAAATAGGTTCCCATAATTCATGATGGGAATCAACTGCTGTAAAATGTGCTAATGGCATAGTTTAAAGATTATTTTTTATATTTTTATGTTATATATTAAAAAACACCCTTCATACTTAATAAAAAATTAATTTTGATAAAAAATCTTGAAAATTAACATATTAATTAATATTTTACACTAAAAAATAAAAAACCACAAAAAAATATTTATATATATAATAAGTAAAATAATTGTAACCTAACTATGAACATAGAAGATCTATTAAAATTAAATGATAATTCTGGAAAAATGTTTAAGGAATCATATATAAAAATTCATTATAAATCTTTTCATTTAAAGGTATTAAAGTATTGTTCGATGAACAATTTAATAGATTTAAAATTTATACAAAAAGAATATCATTATCTTCATGATATACCATATATTAAAAAATGTTATTGTGGAAATCCAGTTAAATTCATAAATTTTTCGAAAGGATATTCTAATCATTGTTCTCATAAATGCGCACATAATAACGAAAAAGTTATGAACAAGACTAAAAATACTTTATTAAAAAAATATGGTGTTGATAATCTTCAAAAATCTAAAATTATAAAAGAAAAAACTTATAAAACCAATTTAAAAAAATATGGAGTAAAGCATGCAGCACAATCTATAGAAATTCAAGAAAAAATGAAAAACACAAACTTTAAAAAGTTAGGTGTGTATTATCCAAGTCAAAATAAAAATGTTCGAGAAAAATATTATAAATCAATAATGGAAAAAAATTTATCAAAATATGAAAATATAACAAATATAAATTATATTAATAAAAAAATGTCATTTAGTTGTGATTGTGGTAAAAATCATATTTTTGATATATCATTTGACCTTTTCCAAAATAGAAAACGTACCAATATTAAATTATGTACTATTTGTAACACTAAATATACGTCTATGCTAGAAAAAGAATTTTATGATTTTTTAAAAAATATAAAAATTCAAGTAGAATCAAATAAAAGAAACATTATACCACCATTAGAATTAGATATTTATTTACCCGAATTTAAATTAGCTTTTGAATTTAATGGATTATTTTGGCATAATGAATTAAATAAAGAAAATAATTATCACTTAAATAAAACAGAAGAATGTGAAAAACAAGGTATACAACTAATTCATATTTACGAAGATGATTGGTTAAATAAAAAAGAAATAATCAAGTCTATGATATTAAATAAATTAAACAAAATAGAAAATGAGATACATGCTGTAAAATGTGAAATTAAAGAAATTAATGATAATATAATAGTTAGAAATTTTCTAGAAAAAAATCATATTCAAGGATATATTGGTTCACAAGTTAAAATTGGGTTGTTTTATAATGATGAATTAGTTAGTTTGATGATTTTTGGTGACTGTAGAGTAGCAACAAATAAAAAAGGAACTAACGAATATGATTTACTTCGATTTTGCAATAAATTAAACACTAACGTTGTTGATGGATCTTTAAAATTATTCAAATATTTTATCGATAATTATGATCCAAAAGAAATTACTACGTATGCTGATAGAAGTTATAGTCAAGGAAAAATATATGAAAAATTAGGGTTCAAACTTATAAATAAAACTGATCCAAATTATTATTATATTATTGATGGAATTAGGCAACAAAGATTTAATTTTCGTAAAGATAAATTAGTTAAAAAAGGATTTGATTCAAGTAAGACTGAGCATGAAATAATGTTAGAAAGAAAAATTTATAGAATTTATGATTCTGGAAATCTAAGATTTAAATATAAATAAAAAAGAGAAATTTAATTTCTCTTTTTTCCTTGTTCTGGGTCACTTTCATATATTTTATATATAAAAAAAAATCACAAATTTTTATTTTTCCAAATAAATTTTAATTGTCCAGAATCATAAATTCTATAAATTTTTCTTTCTAACATTATTTCATGTTCTGTCTTTTTAGGATCAAAACCTTTTCTAATTAAAAAATTTTTTCTAAATGAGAACCTATGCTTCCGTATTTTATCAACAACATAATAATAATTTGGTTTTGTTTTATGTATATATTCAAATCCTAATTTATAATATAACTTTCCAATAGAATAACTTCTGTTAGCATAAGTTATTATTTCAATTGGATTATAATTTTCAATAAAATATTTAAATAATTTTGAAGCACCACCAATAATATTAGTATTAACCTTATTACAAAATCTATTTAATTCCCATTCATTATTCACATTTTTATGACTCATTACTATTCGTTTTTTACCAAATGTCATTAAACTAACCAAATCATTATTATAATAAAGTCCAATATTTATTTTAGACGTAGTATAACCTTGTATATGATTATTATTTAGAAAATCTCTAATTAATTTAGGATTCTTAATCTGTTTTATTTCACATTTTCTAGCATAAATTTTATTTTGTATTTTACCTAATCTATTTAATATCATAGACTTGACTATTTCTTTTTTATATAACCAATCATCTTCCCAAATATGAAAAAGTTGAACATTCTTATTATGACATAATTCTGTTTTCTCTAAATGAAAATTCTCAGTCTTATTTAACTCATTATGCCACCATAAACCATTAAATTCGAAAGCTATATTAAGTTGTGGTAGATAAATATCTAATTCTTTATCTATCAAACTTTTATCTTTAATTA